TTCTACACAATCACAGATCAGATCTATGCTTCGTCGTGGGTACACCCAGTCTGAGATAGCAAAAGAGTTCGTCATCTCTGCTTCGACTGTCGCTTCGTATGCGAAGTAGCTTTGTGTGTGTTTGTGTGTGTTGTTAATGAAAGGACGAATGATTCTAATGATTGCTCTTACTACAAGCGATAATCCTTTCAATCCAATTACGCAATTCGATGAATGGAATCAATTCGACTTTTCACATGACTACAATACTTGTGAATTGTTAGCCCGATTCTCTAAAACTTCGATCAATCTTTCTCCTGTTGATTATGAAACAGAGATTGAACATGCGATTGATAGGATTATTGGAATTTTCGGTAACTTCTATGTGAAAGTTAAACAATAAGTCTTAGCACCCTCTGCCTCCTTGTTTAAGACAGGGGGAGGGGGTGCGAAAAATCAACCCCCACCCTATCATCGCGCCGGTCTCTGATTTTTTTCCGGGGGAATTATATTTGGTGGTTTTTTACTCCTGCCAGCATTGCTCATTATCTCTTTGTTCGTGGTTTGGCTCCTTTTTCTACGTGTATTTCTGCTAATTTGGTGCTTTAAATGCTGGTGGGCGTAAGAAACCACAAGGAGATGTTATTTATGCCAAAGAAGAAACCTACAGAATTAGCAAACGAAAGGAGCATCCGGCCTGCTCTGTCTCCAGAAGCAAGGGATAAGCAGCTTATTTCGTTGGCTTATGACCTTGTTGAGCAGAGGATGCTTGACGGAACAGCGACATCTCAGGAAACTACCCACTTTCTAAAGATGGGCAGTCAGAGATATCAGGTCGAACTTGAGAAACTAAAGCTTGAGAAAGAGCTTGTAGTAGCTAAAACCGAGGCTTACCGATCGGCCGAGGATATGCAGAACATGTATACAGAGGTTATCGAAGCTATGCGTAAGTATAGCGGACATCTCACTGATGAAGGTTAGAACTTATTCAGAGCTGATTGAAATTCCAACCTTCGAAGATCGGTACAGATACTTAAAACTTAGTGGCGTGATCGGAGAGGAAACTTTTGGTTTTGACCGATATTTAAATCAGGTCTTCTACCATTCAAGCGAATGGAGGAAAGTGAGACGCGAAGTGATACTCAGGGATAACGGATGTGATCTGGCCTGCCAGGGATACGATATTTTTGGCAAAGTTCTGATCCATCATATGAATCCAATCACTCTAAGAGACATAAACCAGAGAAAGGATGAGATTCTCAATCCTGAGTTTTTGATATGTGTTTCACTCGATACCCACAACGCCATACATTATGGCGATGACTCAAAGATCATAACCGTAACACCAGTAGTTCGGGAAAAGAATGATACATGCCCGTGGAAGGTGTCAAAATGAATGAAAGTATTCTTGATTCTGTAAAGAAGCTTATAGGCTTAGATTCTGCCTATGACGCTTTTAATACAGACATTATCATACATATTAACTCCGTGCTGATGTTACTTAACCAGTTAGGAGTTGGAACAAAAGGATTTTCCATAACAGGGTCAACAGAGACCTGGGCGGACTTCTTAGGCGAAGACAGCGAGCTTTACATGGTAAAGTCTTATGTCGCTATGAAGACCCGCCTGGTATTTGACCCACCTACAAACAGCACTGTTATGGAAGCATTAAAGCAAAGTATTTCGGAGATGGAGTGGCGACTTAATGTTCACGTTGATCCGGAGAATACTTTTGAGGATGATTAAATGTATTATTCGGATGAGCTTTATCACTATGGTCGTAAAGGCATGAAGTGGGGTCAGCATATCTACGGAGATACCAGTTATTCCCATAGAGACTCTAAAGCTGTTAACGATATATACAAGACACTGTCTCTTGATGAGAAACGTAAGCTGAACGGAGGAGATGCCCCTGAGAAGTTTACCACACAGGAAGAATACAGTAAAACGTTAGCTTCGTTTATCCTAAAGCATAAAGATACTCCAGTATCAGCATTCGACGTTTGGAGCGAAGCCGACGATAAAGGAAACTATGCTAATGAAGCAGCTGTGAGCGTTCTTACTAGAAGCGGTGATCAGTATAGAGGTAATGGATACGCCACAGACGTTGTTTCCAAAGGTATGAAATGGCTTGATGAAAATCCTGACATAACTCATGTTTACTGGGATGTTCGCAGAGACAATACCGCAAGTATCGCATTAGCCAAGAAGTTTGGCTTTACCGAGATGGAAGGTACAACAAATCCGGAATGGACAGCGTATCACAAAACATACAAAAACAAAAGGAAGATTTCAAAATGAGTAGATATTGGGATGACGAACTCTATCACCATGGTATTAAGGGACAAAGCTGGGGCGTAGAGAACGGCCCACCCTACCCGTTAAATGCCGCAGGTAAAAGGAAGTTTCGTGAAAGACTAAAAGCCCGAATGAAGCAGGGAACAGAGGCAGCTAAGAAGAAAATCTCCGAAGCCTCCAGGGTGCATAAGGAGAATAAAGCCGCTAAAAAAGCAGCCAAAATAGAGGAAAAAGAGCAGGCAAGAGCTGAGAAACACAGAGAAACTCTTGATAAACTTGCTAAAAGTCCTACAGCACTATACAAAAACAGGGACGCTTATACCACACAAGAGCTCAAAGACGCTCTTGACAGAATCAACACTGAGCAAAAGCTTCACGAGATGAGCATCAAAGAGCTTAATCGTGGTAAAGAGGTCTTAGACACTATCGTCGGTTACGGTCAGACCGCAGTTAAAGCTTACTCTACCGGTAGACAACTCAAAGAAAATATCGGATCTATGTTTGGCAAAGACAAAGACAAAACCGATACCGGCGATAAGTCTGGAGAAAAGAAGAAGGATAAGGATAAGTCTGACGATATTATTACTAATGTTAAAGATTCTGATGATCCGCTGGTCAGAAGACTTGCAAAAGCCGGTGGCAGGAAGGCTCTTGACGCCGCGAAAACTGGTGGTCGAAAAGTAGTCGATAAAGGGAAGGCCCATAATGCAGCAAGGAAAGAAGATAAACGCCGGTATGAAGGGTGGTCCAGACAGGATGTACGGGCTTATAAGAAGCGTCGCTTCGCAGGTAATAGAAATAACGTCTGGGGGACATAATGAACCTCTCGAATACAGCGACACCCTTCTACTATGGTAAATTTCGTGATGCGGTATTAAGAGGCGAAATCCCAGTCAACAAAGAGATTTCCATGCAGATGAACCGTATCGATGATCGTATAGCGGATCCGAGATACTACTACGACATGGATGCTATTGACGGCTTTATAGCCTACTGCGAAGATGAACTGACTCTTACTGACGGGTCTGACATGCATCTTCTCGACTCGTTCAAGCTTTGGGCTGAGGATTTATTTGCGTGGTTTTACTATGTTGAGCGAAGCGTGTATATCCCAAACCCGGACGGTCATGGCGGACATTATGAGCTTAAACGGATTCTAAAGAGGCTTACCAACAAGCAATATTTGATAGTAGCCAGAGGCGCCGCAAAATCGATGTACGCCTCCAGCATTCAAAGTTATTTCTTAAATGTAGACACTTCCACAACACATCAGGTTCACACGGCCCCTACAATGAAGCAGGCCGAAGAAGTGCTTTCTCCGATAAGAACATCTATCACACGAAGCCGAGGCCCTCTCTTCAAGTTTCTTACTTATGGTTCGATCAATAATACCACAGGACCAAAAGCTAATCGAGTCAAACTCGCTTCCACAAAGAAAGGTATTGAAAATTTCATAACAGGTTCTCTTTGTGAAATAAGACCCATGTCGATCGATAAACTTCAGGGTCTTAATTCGAGAGTTAATACTGTCGATGAGTGGCTTTCCGGAGACGTAAGAGAGGACGTAATAGGTGCTTTAGAGCAGGGTGCATCAAAGAATGACGATTACATCATAGTTGCTACAAGCTCTGAGGGAACTGTCAGAAATGGCAGCGGCGATACTGTCAAAATGGAATTGATGGATATACTGAAAGGCGACTACGTCAATCCGCATGTCTCTATTTGGTGGTATAAGCTTGACGATATTTCAGAGGTTAATGATCCTGACATGTGGATCAAGGCTAATCCTAATATCGGCAAGACCGTAACTTATGAGACCTATCAGCTTGATGTTGACAGAGCTGAGAAAGCTCCTGCCACCAGAAACGATATCCTTGCAAAGAGATTCGGAATTCCTATGGAAGGTGATAC